AAGGATATGAGTTTGGAACAATTGCAAGAATTTACCAAGAAAACTCTAGATAAAATTCGCATGACTGAACAGGAAATGACAGACTATTTAGAGGAAATTGATAATACAGTGGAATGGTTAGACAGTCCTGATTCGGATGGTGGGGGTAAAGTAATCGATTTATTTACCAAAAAGACTATCCATTAGGAGGGTATCCAGCTTCCCCTGAACGCAAAGCTAATTATACATGAAGAAACAGATTTTGTCAAGGAAAAAATGAAAAAAGTTTCAATAAAAGATATAGGTGGCGAAATTATCAAAGATAATGACACTTACACCTTAAAAGATAATAAAGTCGGTAACAACCTTACTCTAAGTAGCACACTGTTACGTGCGAATAAATCTACCAACGGACACTATCATAGTGGACAAGAAGAAATCTATTTCTATATCCGTGGTGCGGGTGAGATGCAGATAGATGAGGAACGATTCCCTGTTAGTGGGGGTGATGTTGTTTTTGTAGAGGATGGTGAATATCACAGAGTGTTTAACACAGGACACTTTGGATTATATTTTGTATGTGTATTTGATGGAGCTAGAAACCACTGATGAAGAAAGGATTAACCGCATCTGCCTTTGACCTACTACATGCGGGTCATATACAGATGTTGGAAGAGGCGAAAGAACAATGTGTTTATCTTGTATGTGCATTGCAAGTTGACCCTACTGTTGATAGACCTGAAAAGAATAAACCTATACAGTCTATATTTGAACGATACATTCAACTACGTGCAGTGAAGTATGTGGATGATATTATTCCGTATACAACTGAACGTGACCTACTACAACTCATTGAAATTATTCATCCTGACGTGAGAATCATCGGTGAGGAATATCGGGACAAAGACTTTACAGGTAAACAATACTGTCTTGACAACGATATAAGTATATACTATAATAGGCGACAACACGCATTCTCTACAAGTCAGTTGAGAAAACGTGTATCCTTTGGGAATGAGCTTGACAAATGATGTTGAGTATAGTAATATACATCTAATTTTTATGGAGTGAAAATGAAACCAAAAGAAAAACCACATTATGTGAATAACAGAGAGTTTTCTGAAGCAGTTGTGGATTACGTGACGAATGTAAAATCCGCAAAGAAGAAGAATAAAGATATCCCCGTTGTGACTGATTACATTGCAAGATGTTTTCTAAAAATCGCAGAAGGATTATCTCACAAAGCGAACTTTGTCCGATATACCTATCGTGAAGAGATGGTAATGGATGCAGTCGAGAACTGTCTAAAGGCGATTGAGAACTATAATATAGAAGCGTCTACTCGTACAGGTAAACCAAATGCGTTCTCATATTTCACTCAGATTTCTTGGTATGCGTTCCTACGTAGGATTGAGAAAGAGAAGAAACAACAGGATATCAAACTTAAATACATTGCACAATCAGGTATTGAAGAGTTCCTAGATGAGAGTGGTGAAAAGAACTCAGCGGCAATCGCACAACATTTTGTGGATACCTTACGTATGCGTATCGACACTGTGAAAGGTGCAGACTCAGAGTTCAAGGAATATTACACACAAGAGAAGAAGAGGAGACGCAGGCGTACAGTCAAAGCGGACTCTGACCTATCCGATTTTATTGTTGATTAATCACTTGACATTTCCTGTTCGATACGGTATAATAGTCGAACAAAATAGGAAAATTATATTATGAAGATTGCTATCCTCAATGATACGCATTGCGGTATCCGTAATTCGTCCGATATTTTTATGGAATATCAGGAACGGTTTTATGCGGAGATATTCTTTCCATATTTGTTGAAGAATAACATCACACAGATTCTACATCTTGGTGATTATTATGATAACCGCAAAACAATCAACTTTAAAGCATTGCACCACAATCGTAAAATCTTTCTAGAGAAGTTGCGTGAGTATGGGATTACTATGGATATAATTCCTGGCAATCACGATACTTATTTTAAGAACACCAACGAACTTAATGCACTGAAAGAACTTCAGGGTCACTATATGAATGAGGTCAATCTAGTCATGGAGCCCACTATCATGGACTACGATGGATGTAAGATTGCACTCATACCTTGGATTAACCCTGAGAACGAAAAGGAAACATTGAAGTTCCTTGACAAATGCAAAGCGAATATCATTGGCGCACACTTAGAACTAAAAGGGTTTGAGATGCAGAAGGGTATGCCTTGTATGGATGGTATGGATATAAAACCATTTACTCGTTTTGATACTGTATTGACGGGACACTTTCATGCGAGGTCAAGTCAGAATAACATACATTATCTCGGCGCACAGATGGAGTTCTTTTGGAATGATTGTGATGATGATAAGTATTTCCATGTATTCGATACCGATACACTAGACCTCGTACCTATTCGTAATCCGATTACTATCTACAAAAAGATTTACTACGACCACGAGAAGATGAATAAGTTTAAGGACTTATCCTATCTTGACAATCACTTTGTTAAAATTATTGTGGTCAACAAAGGTGACCCGATAGAGTTTGAAAAGTTTGTTGACCGTGTACAGGCACAAAAGATACATGAACTAAAGATTGCAGAGGACTTCAAGGAGTTCCTTGGTAAGAATGTAGCAGACGGTGAAGTCGATTTAGAAGACACTGAGACTATCGTTTATGAATACATTGATAACGTTGTAACCGATTTAGATAAAGACCGAATCAAACAACAGATGTCTGAACTTATGGTTGAGGCACAGAACATGGAGATAGTGTAATGAATGGTAAAATTGCAAAACTGTTTCGTAAAGCGGGACTTGATAGACGTGCGAGAAAAGACTACGCAACTCTATCTTGGAAAGATAAGGCACGTTTCAATGAACTATTACGTGCGGGATTAACGGATGACAAAAAAGACAGCAAAGAATGATATAACGGGCGATACTCTAATCACCAAAGAAACTACGGACAACTATAGAGATAACTACGATGAAATTTTTCGTAAAAAACCCTTGACATTTTGGTCTCACTATTGTACAATAGAACATACTGAAATAGGCGTGGAGTCAGGGGCTCTGTGCAACTGGTGTGGAAAGACCGAGGAAGATTTCCTTGATTAATTTTGAGAAACTAAGATATAAGAATTTTCTATCTACAGGTAATACCTTTACTGAGATAGACTTTCTAAAATCCCCAACGACATTGATTGTGGGACACAACGGTGCTGGTAAATCTACTTTACTTGACGCACTTGCGTTTGGGTTATTTGGTAAACCCCACAGAAAAATATCAAAGAAACAATTGATTAACTCAATCAATGACAAAGGTACATTGGTAGAGGTTGAGTTCACTGTAGGTTCGCAGAAGTACAAGATTGTACGAGGTATCAAACCTAACAAATTTGAAGTTTGGGTGAATGGTAATATGGTCAATCAGAATTCTCATGCAAAAGACTATCAGTCTTTGTTAGAGAAAAACATTCTGAAACTGAACCACAAATCGTTTCACCAAATTGTTGTCTTGGGGTCTTCATCCTTTGTTCCGTTTATGCAACTAACCTCTCAAGCGAGACGGGACGTTATTGAAGACCTTCTTGACATCAATATGTTTTCTAAGATGAATGGTCTATTGAAAGAAAGGGTTGCAATTCTAAAGGATAAGATGACCGCAAATGGACATCATATAGACGTATCCAATACAAAGATAAATGCACAGAAGAGACTTATCTCTGAGTTGATATCAGTACAGGTTCACGAGAAGAAAAAGAAAGAGAAAGAGATAGCTTCTATTCAGAAAGAAGTCGAATCTATAAATACTCGTGCTGATAAACTGAATAAGGATATCGCAAAGTTCTTACCTGAGACCCAAGAGAAACTGAAAAAACAAACCTTCATCAAAGATAAATTGAGTACATTCACTGGCGACTACAAAGGAAAAATACGTGACGCAAATAAACAATCTAAGTTCTTCGAAGAAAACAAACACTGTCCCACCTGTGACCAATCGGTTGAGGAAGCGCATCGTCAATCAAAGATTACAGCGAGTAAGTCGAAGGCGGCAACAGTTCAAAAAGCTTTAGATGAACTAACTGTCGAATTAATAAAGCAACAGAACATTCTTGATGGTTTAAACGAACAGATAGAGATATGTCAAGAGTGGCAAACCGAAGCTGCATCATGCACTGCGGAGATACGTGCTCACCATAATCAAATCAACAATCTTCAAAGTCAAATCTGTGAACTGAATGATGAGAAGGGAGATTTGAAACAGGCGAATGCAGAACTTGAAGACCTACGTGGGGATAAAGAAACCTTACAAGAAGAAAAGTACAAGTTGAACGAAGACTATTCTTATCAACAGGTAATTGGTGAACTTCTGAAAGACCAAGGTATCAAGTCAAAGATTATCAAACAGTATTTACCTGTGATAAATCAGTTGACTAATCAATATCTACAAACACTAGACTTCTTCGTTCACTTTGATTTGGATGAGAGTTTCCAAGAGACTATACGTTCAAGACATCGTGATATGTTCACCTACGACTCGTTCAGTGAAGGTGAGAAACAAAGAATCGACTTATCATTATTGTTCACTTGGAGACAGATTGCCAAGATGAAGAATAGTGTTGCGACCAATTTATTAATACTTGATGAGACCTTTGATTCGTCATTGGATACAGATGGTGTTGATAATCTACTGAAGATTTTACAATCACTTGGTGAAGATACCAATGTGTTTGTAATCTCTCATAAGGGAGAACTGGAAGATGCGTCATTCAATCGTAAGATTGAGTTTGTCAAGGAACGCAACTTTTCTAAAATTAGACCTTGACAAAACTTGTCTCGTATGAGATAATATGTGAAAATGAAAGGAGTATATTATGGAACTAACTGATGCAACTGTGCGAGTTCTACAGAACTTTGCAACCATCAATCCGAATCTAGTATTCACTGAGGGGAACACTCTCAAAACTATATCGGTTGCTCGTAATGTCTTATCTTCTACAACGGTGGATGAGGATTTTCCTCAGTCGTTTGGAATTTATGACCTTAATGAGTTTCTGAATGTTCTGAATCTTGTTGACAAACCAAGTCTCAAGTTTGAGAAAGACTACGTTGTAGTCTCAGATAATACAGGACGTAGTAACGTCAAGTATTTCTACTCAGACGTGGACATGTTGACTTCGCCTGGCAAAGACATTGTTATGCCTGAAGCGGAAGTAAACTTTGTTATAGATACAGACACGTTGAATCGAATCAAGAAGGCAGCTGCTGTTCTTGGTCACAATGAAGTGAGTATTTCACCATCCAATGGTGGTATCTCTCTCAGTGTGATTGATAGTAAAGATTCAACATCTAACGCTTTCTCTATTGTAGTAGAGGGAGACTATCCTGAAGGAGTTGATTTCAACTTTGTATTGAACGTCAACAACGTAAAGGTTGTAAATGAAGACTTTGCGGTGAACATATCTTCGAAACTTATTTCAAGGTGGAAGTCACAGCAATCTGCGATTGAATATTTCATCGCACTTGAGAAATCATCTAATTACGGAGTATAAAGATGGCAAAGAAAGAGCAAAATCACGAGGAAATCTACGACCTCGCTAATCGTGTGTCCCGTTCAACGGTAGCGGTTATCGATACTGTAGTCCAACGTGGTGGATTCAAAGGAGAAGAACTCTCCACTATCGGTCAATTACGTGACCAAGCAGTTCAAATTGTACAACTGTGCGAACAGTTCCAAGGCGAACAAGGTGTTGACAAAGACTAGTATATCTGATATACTTCTCTCATGGGGGCGCAATGCCCCCTCACACTTTTATTATATTATGGAGACATTATGTCTAATGACTTTCTATGGGTGGAGAAATATCGCCCAACCCGAATTGAAGATTGTGTCCTAGAGGATACTCTTAAACAAACATTTATGAACATCGTATGTGGTGGGGAACTACCTAATATGTTGTTGTCAGGTAGTGCGGGTCTTGGTAAGACCACAGTCGCCCGTGCAATCTGCGAAACACTTCAATTAGATTACATCGTAATCAATGGTTCTGAAGAAGGGAACATCGATACCTTACGTGGTAAGATAAAACAGTTCGCTTCGTCCGTATCCCTACAGGGTGGATACAAGGTAGTGATTCTAGATGAGGCAGATTATCTAAACCCTCAATCAACTCAACCCGCATTACGTGGATTCATAGAAGAGTTTGCAGACAACTGTCGATTCATACTAACCTGTAATTTCAAGAACAAGATTATTGAACCACTACACTCTCGTTGTGGTGTCTATGAGTTTAACACATCCAAGAAAATTATGGCGGGACTGTGTGGTCAGTTCATGGAACGTTTACGATTCGTTCTAAAACATGAAGGCGTAGATTACAAAGATGCTGTCATTGCAGAACTAATCAGTAAGTACGCACCTGATTGGAGACGTGTCCTCAACGAGGCGCAACGTGCTAGTATCGGTGGTAGTATCACTACAGAAGTCTTACTAAAAGATAATGACCAATACCCTGACTTGTACAAGAACCTCAAGGGTAAAGACTTCAAGAAGATGCGACAGTGGGTGGTCAACAACATCGACCTAGAACCCGCATCGATATTCCGTGGAATATATAATACAATGGAAGGACATGTGCAATCGCAATCTATTCCACAACTCGTTTTGATTCTCGCTGATTATCAATACAAGAATGCATTTGTAGCAGACCACGAGTTGAACATGGTTGCATGTATGACGGAAATTATGGCAAACGTGGAGTTCAAATAAAAGATGAAACTGTACGGTAAAAGACCTGATAAGAAAGACCACCTTCTAAAGATATGGAGATATTCATTAGGTTCTTATGATGATTCTAAGACCGTTGAGTACGATAACATCATCACAATTATAAGGACAGTAATAGTTGGAGTCAACTTCATTACTTGTTTCTTTATTATGGCGGGTGTGATTAGGCATTGGTCATGAGTCTATTTCATAGACTATTACATTTATTACAAGACTATGATGTGCCACCTGAAAAAATCCATCAGATTATGAAAACGGTTTGGGAATTCGAAAATGAACAAACGTACTACCGTAATCGTAATGAGCACAATACTCAATCCGAATTCGACTTCAAAACCAACAAACGGGAGATGGATGGTGGATAAATGGGACATTGCACACATGGAGACCGCAAAGATATATGCGAAGTTGTCTTCCGCCAAACGATTGAAAGTTGGTTGTGTTATTGTAAAAGATAGACGTATCATCTCAATAGGATACAATGGTATGCCTAGTGGATGGGATAATGAGTGCGAATATCTTGATAAAGAATATGAGTTCTTTGATGGAGCATTGGCGACTAGGAAAGAAGTATTACACGCAGAATCAAATGCAATCGCTAAGGTTGCTCGTTCGCCTGAATCAAGTTTCGGTGCGGTTCTGTATTGCACCCATGCACCCTGTTTAGATTGTGCAAAACTAATCCATCAAGCGGGTATTGTAGAAGTATGGTACGGTGAAGAGTATCGTAATAAAGAAGGGTTGCGATTTCTTGCAGAATGTGATATACTGGTGAGAAGAGTACAGGAAGAAGATTATGAATCCGTTTGATTATGTGAATGCAATAAACTATACAAAGAAAGATATTATGGAGACCCCTGAAGATGAGTCTGCATACAATCCCTTTATGGTCAATCGTAGTTTGTCCTATTTCAGTGATACTGTTGGTATTGCAAACGAAATGAACCGATATCACCACCTAGAGAAGCGTCTACAATTCTCATTTCTTATAAATATAATTAGGAAACGTAAACGTTTCTCTAAATGGGTAAAACCTGAATTAGAGAATGATGTTGATGTGGTGAAAGAATACTATGGATATAGCAACGAAAAGGCAAGACAAGTTATCTCTCTTCTATCCCCGCACCAACTTGAAATAATTAAAGGTAAGGTGAATAAAGGTGGAAGAAAATAATAACAACCAAGTAACTTGGACACCAGCTACTATGCTGGAAGTGTCTCTTAGTGAACCTGATGATTTTCTCAAAGTCCGTGAAACATTGACACGTATCGGTGTCGCATCAAGAAAAGACAAGAAACTATTTCAATCGTGTCATATCCTACATAAACAGGGTAGATACTTCATTGTACATTTCAAAGAACTTTTCATGTT